GTTAAAGAAGTTCCCATATTTATAAATTCCAAAATTCGTTAATAGTTTCCCACTTCTCGGTAATAAGTTGCCATTGACGAGTGCCAACTGCAAACCCATATTGAGAGCGATTAATTCCAACGCCTAATCCTATGCCTTGTCTCATATTAATATCCGATTACTGAACCAGCAGAGATGACAAAGCCCGTGATTTTTGAAGAACCACCAGCGGGAAGATATGCACCTTGTACAAAAGTGATTGATGTCATTCCACGACTTGAGAGTACATTCACTCCGTCAACGCTGAATGATGTGAACACGGTGTTCTCTTGAACAACAAGAGCGGAATATCCGACTCCTGTCACCGTTGATGCGGAATGATACTTGAAGCCATCGCCACCAGCGATAATACTTGTTGAATTGCTCATTGTATGTAGATTTTTTCGTTTAGTGTTGGGTTATATTCATTCTCGGTGAATGATTTTTGTACTTTCAAAAGACCTGTCTCACACAAAACACCTCCAGCAGTTGATACACTATATTCGTGTTCTCCTTCCAAAAGGGTTGCAGTAGTGCCTTCAATGAACTGAAATTCATTGTAACGCTCTTTGTGTGCAGATATGTCAGTCAAGGTTCTTGTGACGATGGTTTCGGTTTGGCGATGAGTAAAGGTGAACACATAGGATGCAGCACTTGCCTTCTCCGTCAATGTAACATACCAATTCTTTGTCTGCCCTTTGTTAATAACCAACATCAAAACAAAATAGCGATGAGAATTTTTTGTAACAAAAAAGGGAGAGCAATTGCCCTCCCTCTTTCTCCTATGAAAACACGAATCAATTAGATACCTAAACTGGTAACAACTGATGCCTGTAATTTGTAAGGGGCTTCCGCTTCAATCGCTGACAAGGTAACCTCATATCCATTTGAATCACCCATAGCAGTACCTGTGTTGGCAACCATAGCGGTCACATCACATCCGTACTCCTTACCGACCAAGAAATACTCATCGTTGTTGTTTTTCACGATGCAGAAACATCTGCCTTGTGCCAACAATTTCATTTCATTTCTTTTGGTGGTTGACAATCTGCGAAGTTTGAAAGCAACATCCGACTGGTTGAAGGATGTGCCATTCTCTACACTCACATTTGTGGTGATTACCATTGATCCAGTTGCTTTTGGAAGTTCGTAAGTATACACGCTACCACTTGCAACGCTTGTTGCGGTAACTTCTCCACTTGCAACGGTGAATCCTGAAGTTGCCCAGTTAATCAAGTGGATGCTTTTGATGCCACCTACTGCATCTTTGCAGTCAAGGGCGAATCCTGAAGTAAGTAAACAAGGCATATCTTAATGGATTAAAGGGTGAAGTAAACGATTTCTCCGGGGAAAGCAACCTGAACACCAGCTTTGAAAGTGAAACGAACTCGTACTTCATCGTTGTCAATAGAGTACCACATCTTCACTTCTTCTTGCTCGTCAATCAAGTCAGTTCCCATAAAGAAGTTTGACAAAGAACCAGCAACAATCTTGCTTGTACCATTCAAACCACCTACGGCAATCAACTTCATATTTGTACCGGGGTAAACCATTTCCATAGTTTGTGCAGCATCTGCAACATAATGGAACAAGTTAGCGTTCTTCAAGTTAACCAACATCAACTTGTAAGCATCAATTCCCAAGAAGCAAACCAAGTCATCCTTCTCTGCAACGGCAGCGGGGATGTTAGCATACACTTGATCCAAGATGTCATCAATGTTTGCAGCGGTGATTGAAGTGAAAGTGGTTGGAGCAGCGTTAGCCAATACTGGAGACGCAGCAGCGATGATTTTGTTGAAACCATCAAAACGGCTCAAGTTAGGGTTACCACTTGCGGTGTCACCTTGCCACATTGCAGTTTCCAAAGTTTGTGCAATTACGGCAGCTTTTTCAGCACCGATTTGCTCTTCAAAGGGAACCATTGTTGGTGAACCGGGCATAATTTGGGTTTGCATCCATTTGGCTTCCAAAGTTTTTGGACACAAAGTTTCTTCAACTTTTACTGCACCAACGGTGATATTGCGTTGAGTGAAGGCAGTTGTACCTGATGGGTTGTAACCACAACCATCGGCTTGGAAGAAAACGGTTGAAGCAAGAATGTTCAAAGCAGATGCTGATTTAACACCTACCTGAACTTGGTTAGCAGATTGCAAAGTTGAAGAAGTTTTGCTTCCGAACAATGCTTTAACCAACAAGTCAGTTGACTGCTCATTGGTGTAGTTAGCGAGTGATCCTACTGAAAATGACATAGTTTTATTTGTTTATAGAGTTTTTGAATTTTTTAAGTGCTTCAAAGCGGTCGTTCTTTTTTGTAGATACAGGTGCTTTCAAGGGTTCTTCGCTTGGCAAGTCAGCAACCTTCTCAATCAGGTCAATCGCTTTGCTCATAGCTTCTTTGTGTTTGATGTTTGATGCAGTCAATGACTCAACCTTTGCAGACAATTCAGCGATGGCAGATTCCAACTTGGAAACAACATCATTGAATGCACTAACGGTTGCGAACTCTTCGGCTTCAATTTCAATCTCAACTTGGGGTTCAACGATTTCGGTAACGAAACCGCCTTCAGTTGTAACCAACAAACCACCTTCAACCTCGTGGGTTGCATCAGGTGCTGGAATGTTTCCTTCGGCAGTTTGAACGAAGATGGCAGTTCCTACCGCCAATTCGCCTTCCCACTCAATGATTGTGCCATCGGTCAAGGTAGCAGTTGCCATCTCAACTTTGACTTCTTCGTCCGAAAATCCCAACATCGTGCGGATTTCTTTCAATGTTTCTTTTGCGTTCATTTGTATAAAATTAGAGTTTATGTTTCGGTGTTGCAATTTTACTTGCCGTTCCACTTGGAAAGGACTTCTTTCAATGCCTCAAGTATTTGTTCGTCTTTGTCTTCAGGGAAATCAAAAACCCCCTCAACGGAGAATCCTTTGAACTCACCCTCTTTGACTCTTGCCCACACATCTTCATTGTCTACAAGGTAGGAAACAAACCACGATCCGTCAGCAACCTCATCAAATCCCTTCGGTGGCATCACGCCTCTCTCTCGGTCAATGATGTATGATTCAAACAAGCTCACACCATCCATTATCGGAGTGCGGTGATGGGCATTGACTGCATCGTACTTGTTACCCCTTGCCCATTTCTTGGCAATCTTGAATATGCTTTCCTTGTCAAATACCACATAGTATTCACCACGAATGTCATCTCTGCGATAGATAGGAAGGTCGGCAATCATCGCTGCTCCAGTTACGATTCGTTTCTCCTCGTCTTGGATGGCAAACTTTTGACCTTTTACCTTCAGGATTCTCTCGCACCAACGGAGCATCTCTTCACCACCCCAAAGCAAATAAGAGATAGTTCCACACGCTTCGGTGTCATCGGGGTTGTAGTATTCCTTCGCACGACTCAAGAAGGAGTAAGTGCGTTCAATCGTTTCAAGTGACAGGTTCTCACGGTTAGCAAGTTGGTTTGCTCTTGCTTTGCCTACCAATGTCGCACACTCGTTGCCTATCTTCTCGTTCAATTGCATTCCACGGATGGCATTGTCAACCGCTGCCTGTGGGTAATCGTTTTGAAATTTACCTTCCCAATATGAATAACAAATCGCAACCGCTTGTTCATTGTCCTTGCCTTCATTGATAAGGATGGGAACACAACGAGAGATGAACTCATCTTCACTCTCATTTGGATTGGGTTCAACAAACTCTTGGTTGAAAGCAAGAAAGTCCTTTTGTATCGCTGGAGATTCCACGAGAGAGACAAACTCAATCCCTGTCTCTTCGTCCCATTCGTTGATGTCTAATTTGTAAACTGGTAGTTTCATCGTATTCAAATAGCGTTATTTCACAACGGACACTCTTTTGGTGTTTCCGACTCTTGCTTGTGTGCGAGTTATGTCCCCTTCGGTCACAAATACTCTCTGCTCAAATCCGCTGACTTGTGGCAATGTAGATGATACTTGTGGTGCAGACATTTGTGGAAATCCTCCTCCTCCCATTTGTGATGGAGATGGTGCGGTTGTTGTTTGGAATTGTGTCTTTTTGATTTTTGCCAATTGTGCTACACCGAACAACGCTGCTGCCGTTGCTTGTAGAAATGGATATGCTGGAAATGCTGCGGTGATTGGTGATTCCTGTGCAGTTGTAAAAGCATTTTGAGTTCCTTCAATTGTTGACAATATGGTGGAAGCATATCGCATTGCCTTTCCTATTTGAAATGCTTTCCTTTGTGATTCTTCATCCTTACTTGCAAACGCATCAGCCAATTCAGTAATTGTGTTGAAATAATTGATTAGCGAATCAATCATTTCACTATGGTTCGCCTTAACTGCAAGAACAAATTTCTCCGCATCGGTGTATTGCTTTTGATATGTCTGCTCTTGTAATTTGACTTTTGTCTCTTCTCCAAACTTTACTTGCTCAACTTGCTTTTCAATTCCTCTTTCGGCATCTTTCAAATCCTTATCACGCAATTCTTGACGCTTGTAGTTGTAGATATTCTCAAGAACCAACAACGCTTCTTGGTTTTTGGCGTATTGTTTACGAGCATTCTCATACCATTGTTGTAATTGCAACAATTCCTTGTCCGCTTCATCCGCTTGAAGAAGACGCAATTCTTGATTTAGTGTGCGTACTGCATCAAGTTCTGCTTGTCTTTGTTGTCTTCTTTCTTTTGCTCGTTCGGCTTCGGCTTTTGATTTGGCTTGGTCTTTGGCTTCGTCCTCATCTTTAAGAGCTTTTATGTCCTTGTAAAGTTTAATCTCTCCATTGACCAATTGCTCCACCCTAAAAGCATTGTCTTTGAGTTCCTTTCTTAATCTTTTCTCACGGTCTTGGTCAGCATCAACATTGGAAAGCATCCGACCTTGCTCAATGATTTTGAGTTCTTTTTGGATTTGAAGATAGCGGTCATTTAATTTGTTTTGCTCCGCTTGTAGGTCATTTAATTCCGTTTGCTTACCCGCCAATTCACCTTCCAAAAGAACTTGCCTCTCACGATTCAACTCCTTCATACTTTGGTTGTACTTGTCTTGTTCGGCTTTGGCTTTTTTGGTTTCCTCGGATACCCCAAAGATGGCAAGACGAATGTCATCCCAATATGCTACAATAGAACCAAGAGCAACGACCAACAATCCAATTCCAGTTGAACCTATACCCGCTTTGATTGCTGCGAATGCTTTTTTTGCACCGCTGATTACATTGTTAAATATGGCAGTAAATTGTTGTTCAATCTTTCCAAGCCCCTCAAGACCTTCAGCCAATGCCATTGCACCTTGCAACTTAACCAATGTCTTTTGCAAGTCCTCGCTTTCATTTCCGAAGAGAGCCATTGCCCCTTGTGCTGCTTGAAATCCACGAGCAACACCTTGAACAACCGTATTGATTTGAGCAAACCTGTCAGGATTTACTGCTGCAACTCGGTCGTTGAAGTCATCCATTCGGTCACGAGCTTGTGCAAGTGCTTGTTCTGCCCTTATTGCTTCGGGAGAAAACTCGCCAAATGCCATCACCGCCTGTTGTGCTTGGACGGTTAATTCTCTAATCTCCGACTTCATTGACTTGAAGTCAGGTTTTTTGACCGTTAGGTCTATCGCTGCCGTTAGTGCCATATCTTATCCGTTACCTATTACAAAATAATTTGTTCCATCACACACAATCCATTTCTTCTCCCAATGGTTGTTGATGACCTCATCGTCTCCTCCGTTTATTGTTGCAGCAGTTGCCGTGTCAATCGTGATTGAATGTGCTGAATTTGTTTTGAGAAATACCCAATGCTTTCCGCTTAATCCTGACGGATCGGGCAAAGTGATGGTGAAGTTTCCAGCTGTCGCATCACATAGGAACAACCAATCGTCTTTGGTCACCGTTGTTGCCGTTGTTACCGTCTTAACTGCACCACCACTCAAGAAGGATGGATACATCTCATAATTTCCGAGATAGAGTGTGTCAGGTTTAGTGACTACAAAGTCATCACACAATATCGCAGCACTCCCATCCGTTCCATCTTGGAAGGTTGTGTTTTTGGAAACAACCGCAAATGTATCGGTGAGATTATTGTTCTGCACAATACCATCGCCCTGAATTATACCTCCTCCTCCTTGACTTACACCAACGGTCACACCTTTGATGCCGGGTTTGATTGGGATATTCCCACCGGGATAGATGTCGGATTCTGCATCGGTTTGACCAGCAGTTCCCGCACCGATTGTCTTTTGAACAATTGATGCTGGTTGGATAAATTGTGCCAACAGGAACTCGCAGAAATACACACCATCTTCAGCGGGGTTGTAATCGCTGATTTGATTTAATCTCCAATACTGACCTTCAAAGAAATACGCATCCGAGAATGACAAGTTCAGCCAATCCTTTGGAGTGATGCGGAAGTATGCTCTTAATATCTTGGAGTTTGATCCTGTAATCTCACTCAAGAAACGATAATAGTAATTGTTGACAAGGTTTGCATTGGTGTACTTATATCCCGCACCTACACCAATCTCTCTCGGCATTCCAAAAAGAATGTCATATGTCGGATTGCTGATTGAGTCCAAGTGAATAGTCAATGGTATTGAGAATTGATTTGTGTAGTTCAAACCAACACCCGCATATTGTGCGTAGAACTTCCAATTCACTCCACTCACAACACCACCAAAATACAATATCCGCAAGTCACCATCTTGATAGTTGGGCACATATGACAAGACAAAGTTCTTTTGGTTGTTGTACGAGTTTATTTGCGTAGGTGCAAAAGCAATTTGAATCTTTTTCTCATTCTTGATAAACTGGTTCTCAACCTTGTATGTACGACTTCCGTATGTTGTTTGATACGATTCCTGATACAAGACATTCGCTTCGTCCTTGCCCTCTTTGTATTGTAGGACATAGGGGTTTGCTTCAAGCTCTCCCATAGGCACAATCTCAACAGGTTGAGAATAGTCCAGTTTAGCAGTCCAATCAACATTATCTCCAGTATAGAACTCATCTCGTGGAACGCAACGCAGATTCTTGGGATTGTCTTTGTCGGGTTCAATGTACAAATTGAACATTTTAACAAACGACATAAACATCTCGCTTTGCTTGACTTCGGAGTTTAGGAATGCAGAGAAGTCAACCGTCTCTCCAAGTCCGTATGTGTACGCTGATTGATTGCTCTCAATAAACGAACCAATACCGATGTCCAAAGAGAATTGTGCATTGGTCAAATTGTAATTGTTGGCATCGTCATAAACTTGTGCCAATCTCACATCCAACACATTGCCTTGAAAGACCGCCAAAGGTGAGAAGTACAATCCTACTTGGAATGCTGGTGATCCGAAGTCAACGGTGACCGTGCTTGTTTGCTTCAACACTCCGTCAACATACAATCCAAACACCAAGTGAATGTCCTCTTGGAATACAGGTGCATAGCCGGTGGATGCGTAGTTGATAGAAAGGTCAACATCAAACACATATCTTCCACCAAT